AAAATCAACGCCTTTGGACGGGAACGTCATCGAAAAGTTGGTCGCAGATGTTGCCAACTGAACACCAGCCATAAGACCGCCACTCTTGACAGCAATGTCGCCTGTACGCTGTGCAGTTCTCGAATTAGAGATCGCAGCTTCACGGTCATAGAACGCGCTGTCATACGATGATTGCAGCATTGCGGTGGCATCCTCATACCCAAAGATTCTTGCCGTCATGGCATTTAAGTCAGTAATAGCAATATCTTGAGCCGCCGCCCTAACATTAGCAGCACGAATGCCGCCATAGGTGCCTTCTGTGGCAACCACACCAGACGCATAACCACGAGCGAGTGCAGTTGCATTAGCCTTACGTAACTGTGCCAACTGTGTGTTGGCCTGAATTTTGTAGTTGATTGAGTCGTACTCAATCTTCATCAGATTGCGCTTAAACGCAGCCTCACCGTACTCAACAACCTTGTCAGCGCGTAATCCTGCCAAACGTAGGTTTTCCTGCGCTTGGATTGAGTAACCTGCCGCCTGATAAAAGCCAGACGCTTGTTGAGCGTAAGCTGCGCCAATGCCAGCAATCAATCCGCTGGCGGCATACATACCCATTGCACGGGTATTTACTGGGCTAACTGGGTCTGCCATTTATGTCCCCTGATTCACGGCAACCTTGTACTCAAGACCAAGCAATGTCATCTTGAGTGGTAAGGTTTGCGTAATTTCAATAACCGCATCACGGCTGTATCCACGAATGCCATTTAGTCGTTTAATTCCGGTAAATGGCGAGATGGCAATATCCAGCAATGGATTATCAAAGTTCTGGAATGGCACCGGCTGATCATTTATGTTCAGATGCTGCGTTTCATTGACGATAACGTTAGCCTCAACAATCCGCTTTTTGAAGCCAACGCGAGTGCCTGTTTGCAGTTTCACCTCAACAGGCATCGTCTTTACATACACCGTAATCGGTAGCCCAACCTCATAACTAACTGTTGATGCTCGGTCAAACGTCACCGAACCACCACCGCTGACAGTCTCATTGCTTTGTGGTACGCCATCACAAATAACGTTTAATGACTTGCCAATGTGCGGCAAACTACTAGCAGAAGCTGCGATGCCACCAGTAAAGGCACAATCAGTAAACAAATTATCATCAAATAACTCAACAAAGTACCGAGTAGTCCCATTAAAAACCCGTTTAACAATTGCATAAATATCAGTAACGTCAACGCTTACATCCATGAACTCCCCATCTGTCGTAAATTCAGATGGAGCAACGATTTGCTGAGAACGCAAAATAGAATACGAGGCAATGGTGCCATCCTCATCATTTACAATCAAAAGCAAATCACCTTCGTCTGTTGACGTTGCTCTCCGCAAAGACAAACGAATCGGGTCTTTTAACAGGTGTCCGGATAGCAAAGATATTCTCTGCGTCACATAGGTGAGCTGCGTGTCAGAGAACAAGAACTCATTAAGAGACTTACCTTGTTTTTGCACAAACAGCGAACCGGACTCTAGCGCCTCAACGCGAGTCCCCGGCCTCGTGCCATTACGACTAACTTGCTTAAACGTAAACGTTAATGGCGTAATCGGATCAGTCCCTTGTTGCGGGATGTAGAACTCACCGCCCGTGGTGAAGACTTGAAGGTCGCGACCAGAGATAATGTCAACAATAATATTAAGCTGATTAGTATCAAGGGTAGCTTCAACAGCATCATCGTCCAAAAACTCAGAGGGCTTGAAATCGAAGAAAAGGGCAACTTTGCTACCCCAGATCGTAGACGGGCGAGACTTAGAGCCGCCGAAGTATAAGCGGCCTTCATGGAACGATACACTTCTCGGCCAGCCTTTTGTTGACGACCAAACGTCTTCATATCCTGTCTCCAGTTCCCAATCGCCCGATGCAATTGCCGTTGTGTTAAAAAACGGAAACTCGGTAATGGCTTCAACAGATGTGCCGCTAATGTATTTTGTAATCCTGACGCGCCCTTGTGGGCTGGCATTAATGTACTGATTAACGTGCGTTGACAAGAAGACAGACGAACTGGCTGTCAGGGTAATATTCCCAGACACAGCAGACGGCGTTAAAGTAGCCGCTGGATTGCTCGTTGTGATCGTAAACGCATACTTTGGGATTGAGTCAAACGTAATTGTCGTGGCCGTCCAAGTCGCATCTGTCCCACCACGAACAATCTTGATTGGCTGCAAGTCAGGGTGAACAACAATCAATGTATCAGCCGATTGTGTCCAGCATAACGACGACAGCATTGCTCCGGTGATAGCAGATACGGTCAAGTAGTTATTGCCTGACCCATTGATATTGGTGATCAATGCGCCATTCTTAACGACATACATCCGGCCTGCAACGAAGCACAGCATATAGCTATCATCGACAGAGAATTCGAACGCAATAAGTCGAACGCCATTGGCCGCAGATGGTGTGCTGCTATTGGGCAATTCAAAGATATGCTTGGTGCCGGGACGACGACGAATGCCTCCCTGTGGCTGCACAATAACGTTTGTTGCCTTTGCTAGAGCATTGGCATACTGCGGAATATCCACACGAGCGCGAAGCAACGGGTCAAGCTCACCCGTGCTGAAGTTCGTCTGGAAGTCGATAAACCGTGCCATTAATATCTCACAGCGACCAGTTCGTAATCTTCAATAACTTGCGGTGGTTGGCCCTGCGCGTCAATATTGACCGCCTGCCTAAAGTAACCACCACGGCCATTTTCTGACGGTGCGCCAACAGCAACACCCTGCCAGTATCCGGTTTTGGCTTCCTGCTCAGTAATAGGGTAAGCCAAGTGCCATGCCATCATGTACTTCATCAATTGCACAAAGTATTGCGGCATAGCGTATTCTGGGGTCTGGTAAGGATAGTCAATATAGACTTCCTCGTAATTAGTCAGTAGCTTATCGCCCTGAATTTCCCACAGCTTAACGGGACGGGCATACACATTTGCCGTTTCAAACACGGCGCGTGGGTTGCCTAGACGATCTCCGGGTAACTGGTATTCGTAACGCCATTCGCTGACCGGCGTTGTAATTAGCTTAATTAGCTTAACTTTCTTGTACGCAAACGACCACGGATACATGGATAGCGTCATGTCACGAACGTCTGGATACAGACGGTCACAAGAGTTAGCTTCATCTGTCCCGTCGTTGAACGACGAAATCGTCTTTGCGCCCAATAAGATTAGCGCGTCAGAACAAATTGAAACTGGGGTATCTCCTGCGGCCATACGAACCTCTCATGTAATAAAGGGCTAGTCCCAAGTTACCTTAGAACTAGCCCCCTGTTGCTTGACTACGGATTAGTCCGTGTCAGTTGCTGAAACGGTTGTGCCGTCTGCGATATCAACCGAAGTCGAAGTCACAGCATTCACATACGTCAGCACCAGACTTGGAGTTGTCGTGTCGTAAACAAAGATAATATCGCCAACCTTCAGGGTGTCCTTCAACGACAGAAAGTAATCTGCCGAATTGACGGTTGCCTGAGTATCAGCGGTCTTATATAGGTACATTGACGGCGCATTGCCAGCTTTGGCAGCGCAGACAGTAACCCAACCAGTAGCAGAAAAAGCCATGATCAGTCTCCTTGATTAAGTTTCACGGCAGACGATCTTGACGATACCTTCATCGTCAATCGCCACAGCACCAGCCGAGAACATCGACGCGATCAGGAAGGAAGTCTTCTCTGGCACGTAGTTGATTTCGGTTTTAGGAGCAATGCCTTCTGCCAGACCAACTGCGTCTTTGTGGAATGCAAAGCAGGTACGGTCATTCGAGCCATCCTTGATCAAACCGCCTTCAGTACGATCACCAAGCACGTGGAAGGTGAAGCCCAAGAAGGTGTTGATCTCGCCTTGTACCAGCGCCTTGACGGTGTTGAAGTCAGACGAAGTAACAGCGGTTTCAGACAGCAGCGAAGCTAAAGAACTTGCATGGATGATAATGTGACGGCCATCCATAGGCACGTTGTTAGCATTCAGCGTCTGAGCTGCCGAGCGCAGTTTAGCCACGTTCATGTTGGTGTCAGAACCACCGATGTCGTTGCTGACCGATGTTGCGCTCGAAGCTGTCAGCGCGTCCAGAATCAGTTGATCCTGACGACGACCGATTGCGTTCGACACAACCTTGACCAGTTCACGACGCTCATCGAAGTTGACCTTGGCCTGCATGAAGATGTCCGAATATTCAGCAGCGATGTAGTCGCTGAGAGTTGCGGTCACTTGCGAGTAGGTTACGTTCAGCGGGGTAACGTCAGTCTGCGGAATGCGGACTTGAGCAACACCCTTGCCGATCTTTGGGAATTTGTAAGTTGAACCCTCGACACCCGAACGGATACGGACAGCAGGACGGAGAACCGCCGAGGCTTGATAAGCCTGCTTAACTTCCGCATCAAACAGGGTTACAAAGGCTGTAGACAGATTAATAGCCATTTTGTTTACCTTTTGACAAAGTTATAAAGAGGTTTCTCGCTGTCGGTGAGCCGGGGTCCGGGCCGTCTGCTTGCAGTAGGATGCCAGCCAGTTGGGTACAACCATGTGAGGGT